TAAACAGAGGTTCTCCTGAATCTTATGATCTTAGATTTCATAGCCCTTGGATGCAAGAAGCTGAAAAGATAATGAAAAATTCTAAAGGCACTATGACTTCTAATGAAATATCAAGTGATTTAAAAGAATTAGGTTTTAACGTTGAACCTACAGCTATAAAAAAGTGGGTATTAAAAGGAACAAACGTAAAAGATAAATCCATTGTATCAAAATTTAAAGATGTAAATTTTGACGACATGATACGAGATCAAAAGGTCCAAGCTATAAAAGATTTGATTGCAGATCTAAAAGCAAATCCTGAAAAACAAGGTAAAGGTTTTGCGAATTACACATATACAATCCCATATAACAATCAGATAAAACAGGTAAAAGATATTACTGCTAGAAAAAGCAGTAGACCTAATTTTGTTAAAGCACTTGGTGATGATCTTTACAATGAACTTATTAGTTTAACAATTAGAAAGGGTGAGGGAAAAACATATGAATTATACAGATCCTATTTTGATCCAGCTAATAAAAGAATTTATCAAAGTCCAATATTAGAAAAAAGAAACAGGGCACAAGATGCTGTGTTTCAAGCTTTTAGAGATGGTACTTTTGGTAAAAATGCTAATTTTATAGAAGTGATGGATGCAATCGGAATGCAAAAGATAGAGGGACTTACTGGCAGTGCTAAGAAAAAAATTCTAGAACAAAACGAAGATAAACTTGTTCAAGTAAATGAATATCTTAAAACATTAAAAGATCCAAAAGATATTCAAATGTACAATAAAGTCTTTGATGATTCTGTACAGCTTACAGAGTACGCACTACCTAAATGGCGAGAAACCGTAATGAATAGTCCTGAACTACAAGAAATACTTATTAGGGAGTTTCAAAAGTTTGATCCAAAAGCGACTGATTTGGATTCAATAATATCAAGAGTAGGAAAAACTTTCTCAGGTCATGTATCACATGTTGCACAACTTGCGGATTTTGCTGGTCCTCAAAAAGATTTCTCAAAAGGGCTAAGAGGATTAGGTGGTGTTGGTAATATGGTAAGAGTCAATTATGGTGTAGAAAATTTACCATTACAAAGAACTTCTGAAAACGTAATCAAAAAAGGTGTTGCAAGAATAAATGTTCTTAACAAAAAGAAAAATCTCAATGAAAAAGAACAAGATGAATTATTTAATATTATTTCTAATATTTCATATTACAACAATCTGTTGAAAAAAAAAGGCATGGCTGCCTATATACGTATGGACAAAAACGTTTTAACTGATGAAATTATAAATCAAATAAATAATTATACAAAAGTAAGAGGTGGTCCTGGTGGTTCTCCTAGTAATCAAATAATTGCAGGTAATATAAAAAATGTAGATGAAAAAGGTAATCAGATAAAAGACAACATATCAAATAAGTATAATGATATTTTTATTGGATCAGAAAAACCTTTTAGTCTAGAGCAACAAAAAGCAAGATTTGATGATCTTATGAGGTTCTATACAGAAAATCCTAAAGAGTTTTCTATTTCAATGAAACCACCAGAATATAGTGCAACTTTCGTAGAGGGTGTTGAAGAGACTCCTTTTGCTCAAAAAGGTTTTCCAAATACAAGTAAAAAAAGAATTGAAGAAGAAACGTTGTTTAAAAAAGGTGGTCCCGTCAAGATGGCCATAGGCGGTGATCCGTTGCAAAATATTAATCAACAACAGTTTGCATCCGATCCAGCAACAGACGATAATTTCTTTCAAAAAGCAGTACAAGACGAAAACCTTATGGCTTTCAATCCGTTTAATTTATTTAAAATTTTCAAAGAGGCACCTGCGGTAGCAACACCTAACAAAATTGTTGGCAAAGTTACAGACGCACCTTCAGGTACATTACCAGCCACTACTAAAGTAGACATGGATGATTTCCCTTTCAAGTCACACTTCATTGATACATTATCAGAAAAAAATATTCCTAATATAGATTCACCTCAAGGTTGGAGAAATCTTTTCGAAGGCACAAAAGGTTTTGCAAAATCTGAATTAGAGGGTGCTGGCATACTAGGCTACCTTGAAGATGCGGAAAAATTCATGCCGGGTATGAAAATTACTAAAGAGAATCTCATAGATGTTTATGAAAAATCTCCTATTGCTAATCTTGAAATTAAAGTCAAAACAGAAACGCCTGTTGGAGATATGCTTCCTATATCGGGTGATTACAAAAACTATACAGGAAGTGCTAAACACAAGAACATGGGTAATGCAGACATTGATAAGGGAGGCACTGATTATAGAAACATTGTGATAAACGTTAAAGAAGTTCCAGGACAGGAAAAACCATTTTTTAACTCAGGTCATTTTGATAAAGATCCAAACGTTTTGGCCTTCACTCGTGTAGCTAATTACAAAAATGCTACAGGTGACGAAGTTGCCGTGATACAAGAATTACAAACTGATCTCATTACAAATTTAAGAAAAGAACAAGAAAGAGTTAAAGCGACTGCTAGTGCTGTTAGAAATAAAAAACAAAGGTTACAAGAGACTCTTACTAACTATCCCAATGACGAATATACTAGAGGAGAACTAGATAGACTTAATGCACAATATCCTGAAGAAAAATTAAGATTTTTAGAAAGCACTGATTTAACAAGACCTGCTGATCCTGCTTTTCTTGAACAGTTAGCACCAGATTTGACCTCACAATTAAACGCCATACAAGATCAAATAAATAATATTCTTGCACAAAACAGAGGACGTATAGTGGATCCGAATTACTTGGAACAAATAAAAAAATTACAAGATCAAGGACTTGTTATTTTTAATAGACTTTTTGATTTAAATAGACAAAAAAACTTTGATGATATGTTACAAGGAACGCAGGTGACTGATGCCTATAGATCATCAGAAATTTTGGATATAGCATCAGGATCTAATGTACCAGGTTTGTCTATGAACGGTAGAAAGGTGCAATCCTTTGGGCAAATACCTTTTGGTAAAGGACCTGATTGGATAGACCTAATGCTTAAAGCAACTATACAAGATGCACAAAGCAGAGGCATTAATAAAGTTGCAATTATGCCAGCCGACATCGTTAATCAACGTTGGAATAAAGAAGTTGACGGAGCGGCGGCAGAAAAATTTAAAACTATTTATGATAAGATTTCTGTACAAGAATTAAAAAACATTGCAAAAAAATATACGGGTAATAAAGCTAATTTACAAATAGAAGAAATTATAGACCCTAATCAGCCACAACAAGGTTTTCGAATTTTAAATAAAAATGTATCAGGAGATTATGACAAACTCAGAGATTTAGATGCTAATACCACTATACCAAACACAGGTCCTGAGGATACAAGTGCTTTCAATTATGAAATACTTAACCTAGCAAAAGATTATGATTTTGGAGAAGTAATAGTTCGTAAAGAAATAGCTCCTGGTCAATCAATGGATTATGCAGTCAAGATTAAAAAAGCTCCCGTAGACGAAGAATCAGAATTAAAAGTTAAGGTTAGTGAGGACACTTTTGAATTAGTTCCAACTGATGAAAGTGTTAGTCCTCAATTGATTATAGAAGAATATAACCCTTCCTTACAAAAAATGTATGTCTTGACAATGCCTGAAGAAACAACAAAGAAAGGCCCTATGTTCCTATTCCGTAAAAAAGATGGTGGTAAAATCAAATCAGATGGGTTAGTTTCAATAACTGATATCTATGGAGATTATTAATGGTAGAAAAGTTTAATTCCAACGTACCCAACCCTCAAAGAGAAGGTGCTGTCACAGATGATAGAGGTGACTTAGATGTTGAACAAGTTGGAACAATAGTAGATTTAGAAACAAATCAAGCACAAACAGATGTAATGTTAGACGATGACGGGTCGGCGGTAGTAAACCCTGAAGAAGCAATAACACAACCCGATGGATTCATGGCAAACCTTGCAGAAATATTGCCAGAGGATTACATGGAAGAATTGGCAAGTGACCTTGCAGAAAAAATTGAATCAGATAAATCATCAAGAGATGACTGGGAACAAGCTTATACAAAAGGATTAGATCTTTTAGGTTTTAAATACGAAGAACGCACACGTCCTTTTCGTGGAGCTGCTAGCGTAAATCACCCTGTATTAGCACAAGCTGTAACTCAGTTTCAAGCAATGGCTTATGTTGAACTTCTGCCTAGTGATGGACCTGTCAGAACTCAAGTCGTTGGTGCAAACTCTAGTGAATTACAACTAGCTGCAGAACGTGTTAAAGATTACATGAACTATGAGATTACTCATGTCATGGAAGATTACAATCCAGAGATGGACCAGATGTTATTTCAATTACCTTTGTCAGGTAGTGCATTTAAAAAGATTTATTTTGATGAGACTCTAAACAGAGCAACTGCAAAATTTGTTCCCGCTGAGGATATTGTTGTTCCGTATGATGCGTCTGACTTAGATTCTTGTGATCGAATTACTCACGTTTTAAAAATGAATCTCAATGAGGTTCGCAAGAAACAAGTTTCAGGATTCTATAGGGATGTAGAGACACTACCTAATGAGGATAATTCTTCTCAAGTACAAGAGAAGATGAATCAAATTGATGGAGTAAGTCCATCTGATTCTTACATGGATGACATGACTGAATTATTTGAAGTGCATGTCGATTTGGATCTTGAAGGCTTTGAAGACATCAACCCTAGATCTGGTGAGCCAAGTGGTATCAAGCTACCCTATGTAGTCACCATTGAAAGAAGATCTAATAAAGTTTTATCCATATACAGAAATTATAATGAAGGCGATGCAATAAAGAAAAAAAATCATTATTTTGTACATTACAAGTTTTTACCTGGTCTAGGTTTTTATGGCTTTGGTTTAATACACATGATTGGTGGTTTGACAAGAACTGCTACATCAGCATTAAGACAGTTATTAGATGCAGGAACGTTATCTAATCTTCCTGCTGGATTTAAGTCAAGAGGACTTAGAATACGTGATGATGATCAACCATTACAACCAGGTGAGTTTAGAGATGTTGATGCTCCTAATGGTGTAATACGTGAGGCTCTTATGCCTCTACCTTACAAAGGACCTGATGGTGTTTTATTTCAATTATTAGGTTTTTGTGTAGACGCTGCAAAACAATTTGCAACTGTTGCCGACATGCAACTATCTGAAATAGGTAGTTCACAAACTCCTGTTGGCACTACCATGGCTCTTATGGAACGAGGCACAAAAGTTATGTCTGCTGTTCATAAAAGATTACACTATGCACAGAAAAAAGAATTTCAATTATTAGCTAAGATATTTAAAATTGCGTTACCACCAATTTATCCTTTTAATGTACCTGGTGGTCCTCGAGAAATTAAACAAGCAGATTTTTCAGATGAAATAGATATTTTACCTGTATCAGATCCAAACATCTTTTCTATGTCACAGAGAGTGACACTAGCTCAACAACAATTACAAATTGCACAAACAAATCCTGAGATGCACAATGTCTATGAAGCATACAGAAGAATGTATGTAGCTTTGGGTGTTAAAGATATTGAACAAATTCTACCAATACCTAAACCACCAGAACAACCGAAGCCTATAGACCCTGCTATGGAAAATAGTTTAGTGTTAATGGGTAAACCACCGATGGCTTTTCCTCAACAAAACCACGAGCAACACATTAAAGCACATAGATTATTTATGAGTTCAGCAATGATTAAAACAAATCCTATGGTTGTTGTAACTTTGATATCACATATTAATCAGCATGTTTCAATGTTAGCTGCAGCCGTGGTTGCGCAAGCCTTACAGGAAGAAGTTCAGAAAATGCAACAACAATTTGGTCAAGAAATACCGCCTGAGGTGCTACAACAACTTGAAATGAAGAGAGAATCTTTGGTAAATGAACAAATTATAAAAATTACAGAAACAATGGTCACTGAAGAAGCAGAAGCCTTGCAAAATCAGTCTATGGATCCTCTTGTTTTACTTAAACAACAAGAATTAGCCTTGAGACAACAAGAATTAGAACTTAGGGCACAAAAAGATGGTGAAAATCAAGCCCTTAAAGAGGGTCAATTTGATTACAAACAAGTTTTTGATGAGAAAAAATTGAAAAAAGACTATGACTTAGCACAATTAAGAGCAAATGTAGCTAGAGAAAGAGCAAATACACCACGAGGAGGTGAAAATGTTTAATTTATTAGTAGGTCCACTATCAAGTTTGGTGGGCAACGCAGTAAAAGGCTTTGTTGAGACAAAAAAAGCAAAAGCAGACTTAGCTTTAACGGAAATAAAAGCACAGAAGAGCCTTAAAGAGGCTCAAATTGCGGGAACAATTGGGTGGGAGGCCAGTGCGGTCGATCAAATGAAAGGTTCTTGGAAAGACGAGCTAATTTTAATATGCCTGTTGGTTCCAGCGGTGGCAGTATTTATTCCCGGATGGACTCCACACATTAAAGCTGGGTTTGAGGCACTACACTCACTTCCAGATTACTATAAGCATTTATTATACATAGCTTGTTCAGCAAGTTTTGGTATAAAAGGTGCAAAAGGGGCTATGGGTTTAATAACCAAAAAGAAATAATGAAAAAACGAGTAAAAAAAGTAATTAAAGGTTTGAAAAAAGCATCTAAGCTACATGCTAAACAAGCAAGGACCTTACAAAAAGTAATTAGAAAAAAAAGATGACCACAAGATGCATAAAATGCGGTTGTATATGTCATTGTGGTACAACATGCATGTGTGAATGTGCGATATGCGAACATGAAGAAACTGACAAAGACAGTACCACCTAAGAAAGGGCCTCAATCACAGG